CCAGGCTTGTAGAGGTGGTCCCTGCGTATAAAACATACGGCGTAGAGCCGTTTGCAGCCGGCGCAGGCGTAAACGCAATGTCTCTTACGCTTAAATATGCTGCACTAAAACTACCGCTGGAAATGTTAACGCTTGCCGCAGTGCCGGCAGTTAATGAGTTCAGGGTTAAAACGTTGCCTAGGCTGCCAGTCAAGTTAAAGTTGGTGCATGAAAAAGCGTATGTCGGGTTAAAGCTTATCGTTTGGGCCGCTGTGCCTGTTCTTGAGACGGTTGTAAACAACCCGCCACCAATTGTTGTAGTCGCAGAAGCTGTTGTGTTTGTCCAGGTAAACGTGCCGTAGGTGACTTGACTTCCTGCGGGGCGGAATATATTGGTGGCGCCAGTGGAATTAACAACCACGTTAAACACAGAGCCTGAAACCGCCCCGGCAATACTGGTTCCAGTACCGGTTAATGTTAATGTTGGCGACGCCCCAGACCCACCGTTTACTGTTGTCCCAGAAACAGTGACTAAATTTCCTGTGGTTACGTTGTATCCTTGGGTGTTTAAGGTGGCCGGCGAATTAACAGTGATGCCGGCACTAGCAATCATTGCGTCATTAAGCGTTACTGAACTATTTGCAACAAGCGACGTAATGGTTTTGCCGGCTGACGTAAATGTCGTAGGCGACGTAATTGATGTAAAAACAATGTTTGTTGGGTTGGCGAGTCCGGTACCCAAAACAACGCTGGATGTAAAATTCAAAACCCGCGAACTAGCGGCAGAAAGTGTTCCGGCTAAAGTTCTGGCTGAAGCATCAACACCTGCCACTTGTACTGAGCCAGTAAGCGACACAGTCCCCATCGCGCCTGCGTCATCAAATACCGCAGTGTCTTGCGGTAGAGGATAATTTGACGTTGCAGGGACGCCCCCACTCGTTGCCGCCCAGCCATTAGCAGTCCAATTTTGCGCCCCGGCCAAGTTCCAGTATACGTTTCTTGGGGCACTAAACGTGATGTTAGTGTTGTTACCAAGGTTTCCAAAGCCAATGCCGCTCCAGGGAATCGCCGCCCCGCTTGCAAAAATATCTTGAAAGTTTATATTTGATAGGGTGATGGACGGCGTGCTTAATGTTCTTTGCGTCCCAACAACACTGGAGTTGAAAATAATTCGCGCACCTGCGTTTACTGTTGAGTTTGTGATCGCGGTATTTGCTGTAACGTTTCCAGTAAAAGTTACAATACCAGAATATGTTGATGACCCATTGTTAATCGCAAGTGTGCCTGCTATTGTGGACGCCGGAATTCTTACTGTAACTTCGGCGTTAACGCTAGACCCAAATATTATGGTGCACCCCGCGTTATAAGTCGCGGAGGGCGGCAACGCATAGGCAGTTGACGCAGTATTACCAGTCTGGAAGTTAAAACTTGGCGTTATGTTAAAGACAACGGTTTGAGACTGAAGAATCGTTGTGGCAGCAGCAGGAAAGTAAAAGCGAGTGTACCCACTATTACTAAACGTTACGCTGGCAGCGTTTGCCCCCCAACTAGAGGGGCCTAGTGAAACGTTAGTAGAGCCAGTAAACGCAAGAACATTGCTGGCTGTATAATAGGACCCACTATACAAACTAAAATTAACCGACCCTACGCCGCCTATAAGATTACCGCCCGCTATAGTTATCCCGCCGACAAACGAAAGAGTTCCACTAATACTTGTGGTAAAAATGACGTTTGAAATTGTCGAATTTACTCCAGTAAAATATGCGTCTTGACCCCCGCCGGAGGCTAATATCGTGAACGATCCGCCCCAGGTGTTGTTTATCCCAAGGTCAAAAGTAGTCCCAGTGTCAGTAGCGAATATAATGTTTGCGGTAGACGTTTGGATTGTAGTGTTAAAAGGCGCGTAGTTTCTAAACAGATTTGTTCTTGTTGTGCTTGAGCCGTTATTCCATGCTTTTGCATCCCCACTATGCGTATAAAACCCAGCACCCGCGCCAGCCGCGCCCCAGGTGATGGTGTAAATTCCGGGATTAAATGACCCATTATAAAGAATGGTGTTGGCAAGAATGGTTGTTGCTTGAGAAAATGTATAGCTACTACCAATTAAATGGAGTCCGCCGGCGTTTTGCAAAAAGAGACTATTGCCAGCATACGTTTTTGGGCCGGTGCCGCCCCATACGGTAATACCATTAAAGTAAGAGCCGGGGTTATATGCCGTTAACGAGTTAATGTTTCCGGTGATAACAATATTAGTCAGGTGCGACCCATACGTGGAAAGTGTTATGTTTGACCGGGTGCAAGTAAAATCTCTGTGCGCAAGTTTTGCCGACCCTGTTGTTATGGTAAACGCAGTCGCGCCTGAGTTTGCGTCAAAGATTACGTCTTCATCAGCCCACGGTATAGCGGTTCCTCCGACGCCCCCGGATGTTGTTGACCACTTTGCGGTGTTGCTCCAGTCGCCTGCGCCGCCAACCCAATACTTAGGCGTAACAGGCGCTTGCCATGCAGACGCAAAAACGCCGTAGCCGCTAGTGACAGTCGATGCCGTACCCGCGTAAATTGGGCACCCATAGCAATTTAGCGTTGAAATCAGATTCGCCGCAACACCAGACGCAGGCCTCGACATCAAATACACAGTGCCGGATACCGTAAGCCGTGATCCGGCTGAAACTCCCGCTAACCCCCAAGACTCTAGTATTACTGGGTACGTTGTACCAAAGTTGATTGAAAAAGCCACTGTTCGGGTATGCGTAATGCTTGAGAATATACCGCCGTTGACTGTGAAGCTGGTTAAGGTGGCCCCGCCGGCAATTGTGAGACCGCCAACGGCCCCGTTTGCTGTAACGGTTGGTGTTGCAGCACTTGTGGATGTTGATATTATGTTTGGACGCCCCGCCCACGAACGATGTGCGTCGCTATTTAACGCAAGTCCACCGTTTGCAGTGAGCGTTATTGTGGACACCGGAGAACCAAAATCAATAAACCCGCCACCATGCGCAAAGGAAACCACGGACAGTGTGTAGCCGTTTGTGTTAAATCGACCGTTACTTACAGTTAACGTAGTAGTTGTAAGGCTGGATTGCAGTGTGTATTCCCCCCAAGAACCAGTGATGGCGTTCATTGAACCACCGTTAATGGTAATGGGTCCTGCAAAAGACACGCCGCTTGCCTGTATTGTGTTTCCGGCAAGCGTACTAAGGAATGAAATTGTGTTATTTGCAGACCACACGGTGCCGGCGATCAGCGACATTGAACCGTAGATATTTAGTGACCCCGTGCTGGTAAACGTCACGGTGCCGGCGGAAACAGTAATCCCCGCGCAGCTCAACGCGCCCGTCAAGGTGACGGTATAAGTCCCAGCTTGGTCAAAAAATACTCTATCTGCAAATGTGGGAGCAGACGCGCCGCCAGCCCCACCAGACGTAGCAGACCAGGGGGCAGTGTTTGTCGTTGTCCATGAGCCTGTGCCGCCAACCCAGTACCGGTCTGCCATTTAGACCACCTGTGCGGGAGGCTCTTCTACGGGAGGCGGGTTAATGATAGACCACCAATCATCAAACCGTTTTTGCTTCATGGCCTCTATCTCCACATCAGATAGACCGTGGTCTTCGGGTAGCCACAAAGCGTCACGAAACGCGCCATAAGGTGTTTCAAATTCAAAGTCAATTTTGACCATCTGTCACCTCATTAACCAGCTAGGCTGAACTGATACGTGACATTCAAAGTATCCCCAGAAGCTACGCTACGATCGCCAGGGGATTGGAAATCGGCGGCTGAGAAAAGCGTACCAGTGGTACCCGACGCGGCAGAACACAGAAAGGCGCCGCCTACCGTTGCGGTTGCATTGATTGAAAAGGAGGCCGGAGATGCCGTGTTGGTGACCACAGAAGGGTTGGCGTTGGTCGCGGCAGCAAACGTAGCGGCGGGGCGGTTGCCTGCGTATGGGTTGATTTCAGTCCAACCTGCGTGGACCGCCAGCGTATCCGTAGCAGCTGGGGTGTTTGACGCCGCAGCGCCGTATAGCCCGATATACCAAGCCGTGATCTGAGTCGTACTGGTCAAAGCAACGCCTGCGGCGTATTGCAGGCCAACGTTTACAACCAGGTTTTCTGTCTCAGCAGTCCATTTTAGGTTGCCGTCTTTGTCAATGCACTCGACCACATACTTGCCCGTTGCAGTTGCCGTTTCAACAGGGCGCGCGCCAGCAATCAATCCGCTTGCGACAACGTCGTTGGCTTTTGTTTTTTCGATAGACATTTCTGCTCCTTAAACTGAGGACCGCAAGAGGGCGGTTGTTGGCGTATTGGTCGGCATCGTCAAGGTGAAGGAAGACGACGTTTTGTCAGACCCAAAATCAAGCACAGCGATGGACTTGTTGCCCTTACTGGAATTGTAGATAAGCGCGCACCGTGCTGTCACTGCTGCGCTGAAATTCACATTGTTGAAATTCACATACGCCGTGTACCCTGACGTATTGATGGTGACGCCTGTCAATTGAACACCCCCCGGAGGGTACCCACCACCGGTCACTTCGTTGGAGGTTGTGTACACCGTGGTGGTTTCGTTCAAATCTGCGTTGCCGGTGTACAGCGCCACCTTGAGCGTATCGGTAGTCAGGTTGTGGACAGCTTGGTACAGCTCCGCTTTGAAGCTCGTGGTTTGCGTTTGCAGGATGCTCATACGACGGGGTTCCTAACTTGGCCGTCGCGGTACGCATCCATACGTTGCTTGCCATCGCCCAAGTTCTTGAGCAGCGTGAGCGACTGCAAGAATTGCTGTTGATACATAGCAACCAGGTCGGGCTCGCCCTTCATGTAGCGAATGGCTTCCATCATGGTGCCATTGAACAGCGCAGAGTCAAAGTTGTCACCCAACCAAGTCTGGCCCGCCGTCACAATTGATTCGGGGTAGAAATAGTAATGCAGCTCGACACCATATGCGGCATCGGGCGTTGGGCCGACAATAAACGAAAGCTCCGCGTCATTGCCGTACGTGGGTCCAAAAATAGCGTAGTGCTTAGGCAAGCCGCGGCTTGCCGTGCCCGTACCCGGATACGCTTCGCGAATGAAGTTCACATCTTTGTTCAGAAGGTAGTGGTATTCTTCGTTTGCGGTGCCCAAGTCCGTGATAACCGCGACGGAATATGTGGACAAAAAATCGCCAGGACAGGACAAATATTTGTTGCCGAGACTAAGCGAGCCCGTCACGTTCTTACGCAACGAAGCCAGCTGAACAGTGTTGTAAATCGTCTGCTCAGCAATCTTGATCATTTTGTTGATGTCAGCCGTCGGGAAGGTGTTCTCCGTGTACGACTGAACAGCAGCAACGAGTTCGCTATATGTCATTTAGACCTCACGCCATGGGGCCACGGGCCATGGTGCCCTTGGTGGCAGCGCCAGTACCGCGGATTTTGATGCCAGTGGTTTTGGCAGCATGCTCGCCCTTCGACTTGTCGATGTTGCCAACAGACATGTCCACAGTATCCGAGCTGTTGCGCACGGGACCGCGGCCGGGCTGTGCTTCCACCGTGACGGCTTTGCCCTTCATCGTGTGCGGCTTGGCATAGACGTTGGCCTGGCCAACTTCCTTGCCCATCATTTTCTTGCTGTATGTGGCCATATTAGCCTCCGCGACGTTGGTTCATGGCACGGGCCATGTTACGGCCGACAGCACGCATGGCTTTGCCAGTCACGCCGCCCTTGGCGAGCTTGGTGGGGGCCTTGCCCGGGTGCATGCGGGCTTCGTGCTTGTGCACAGCGGCGCCGATCATTTTCTTGTCTTGTGCTAAGTCTTTCTTGTCCATCTCTGGCTCCTTCAAGATACCGTTACTGTACCAACATAAGTCGTTGCCACCAAGTAATTTGGAGTCAACGCCGCATCAAATTCACGCGAGCCGCCCACAGGGGCCCAGCCCCACTGAATATCGCGCGAGCCACCGGTGGGGTAGCCGTTATTGTTCACGCCCGCCTGCACGTACGTTGTGTCTCTGCGCGGGTTGCGCAGCGCCTGGGGGTCATCCACAGGAAACGTGCCAAGCATCAACTGCGGTTGGTCTGGGTCCCAGCATTCCGGGCACACCAGCAGCTCGTACTTGCGCTGCTTGATGATCTCAGTCTTCAGCTGTTTCAGCTTGTACTGTTGCCCGCAGCGATCGCACTCCGCAATCGCCTTGATGCCGTTGGCAAACCTATTGCCCATTACACCCCGCTCCCAATGAACATCTGACGGGGTACGAAGCGGATAGCGGCCTTCTCGCGGTCTTCCTCAGCGGCCAGCGCAAAGGACTCGTCGTAAGCAGCCTTGAGCATGGGCACGCGATCCATCAGCTCCGGGGTCTTCATGGCGATGTGATACGCCAGGCCGGCGGTCAGCGCCGGCAAGAAGCGGAACTGCACGTCAGGAGTCTGAATCCCTGCTCCCGCATCGTCAATGCGGCGCATACGCCAGTACTTGAACACGTAGTACGGCTGCAAAGCTGTGCCCTGGTCGGGCACCGGCCACACCGTAATCTTCGGGTTATCCCTTAGCCGCTGAACCCAAACCTGGATTGGGCGGGCCTGTGTCAGCTTGTTTGGGATGGTGGCGTAGGTAGAAACGCTAATACGAGTGATGGTCAGGTCCGCCTGGGTAGAGACATTGCCCTGCCCCGTGCGGATCACCTGCTCCAGCAGGTCGATGGTATCGGCCGGCAGGTCGTAAGTGGACTGCCCCTGCACCAAGTTGATGTAGCCCTCGTCAAAGGTCCACATGTTCAACCCGCGGTTCTGCCACTCAATGGTCATCAAGTTCATGGAGCGCCTGGCGGTACGCAAGTCGTAGCCAGAACGCATCTCACGGCCGGCACGCTCCCACGCTTCCTCAGCAATCTCTGTGAATTCGAGGTTGAAATCGGTTGTGCCGGTGACTGCCATTATTTACCTTTCGCGGCCCGCATATTATCGA